GACGGGGCGGCTCATTATCAATTCAATCAGTGCGGTCTGCGTTTGCTCACCGCTCGCCAATTTGAAGTTTATAGAGATCCAATACTGGCGCTGATATTCGTCAGATGATGTATCAGGATCATCGATAGCCGCGACGGTTAAATCATAGCCGTTACCATTTGCCGACCACACCGCAATCGTTTGAAGCGCGTTGGTGCCTGCAATCGCTGCCGCTCTATCTGGCTTGTTTGCATCGGTAAAAACGTAAGCATTCACCAAACTGTCGGCGCTAATCGCGTTGCCCTTATCATCGATTGGAAAGAAGGTAAATGTGAAGCTCTTTCCGAATAAATATCTTTTAGCCATTTGTATCCCTTAAAAAGAGGCGCTCTATTTTCACGCCGGAGCGCCACGGCGGAGCCGAGGAAAAAAACTCGTAATGCGCTACTGATCCCGCTTGCGCTCGACCTTCTCCGCAATCCTTTGAGCCTCTTTCCTCATCTCAGATTCGCTTATATCTTTTCCAAGGCGGTCGTTGTATTCCTTAAAATTCTTCGTCATCTGATCCATTGCAGCGCGCGCTTTCTGCTCATGAGTCATTCGCTGTTGTTGTTGATAACGAGAATCAGATTCCTTCTTCGTTTGTAACTGCTGCTGGAACATCCTCTTTTTTGCGGCGACCGCGCTTAACAGTTGTTTCAGTTTCTCCTCGCTCATACTCTTCAAGCCTCGCTTTTAATGCGCTGATTTCCTCGTTGCGCTTTTCAATGATTTGACTGTTGCCATTTGCAAGCGCCTCGATCTCTGGTCGCATATGCGCCAAGAATGGGCGATTGTCCCAAGTGTGCTCCGCACCTTGAGGAATAAACGCTTGCGTTAAATTGTAACAAAGAATCGCCCATTTTTTATCAACGACATAACGCCGAACCATCGACATATCGCCTTTCGATAGGTCGTAACAAAAACACGCCTTGCGCGTCGGCTTGTTACCGATTGCATCGCCCTTGTATTCTGCAAGGAATACGATAAAAGGCTGTTTTCTATTGCGCGTTCTTGGTGGCTGCACCTTTGAAAGCATCTCCGCAAGCTCTGGCTCTTTGCCTAGTACAGTAAAGACCGTCCCTTCTGGAAAGTTCTCCATAATTTTTCCTCCTCGACTTGTAAAAAAAATAGGGCGACCGAAGCCGCCCCATCATCAAATTATGTAGCTGAAAGAACACCAACTCCAGCACCATCGTACCACTCGACGAAGGTGTTGAAGATGTATGCGGCATATTCTTTGAACATACCGTCCGCAGTTACAGTGTTTTCCCAAACTGTTACCGCAGGATCAACCATTCCAGCGATTGCGATATCAGGGTTAAATACAAGAGCAACATCATCAGATGACGCCAATGGAAGTCCTGAAGTCGCGTAAAGATCAACGCCCGGAATTGATCCGATGAAACCATTTGCCGCAGCAAATGCGCCATCAAGAAGTGTAGTTCTTTCTGGCTGGCTGTAAATTGCAGCGGCTGCGCTGTTTACGTTTTTCTTGATTTCAAGAGCACCTTTGAAGTCTACAACTCCGACAAGCTGCCGACCAAAACCGGCGTTTGCAGCGTAAACGCTATAAGCCGCTTCCATCAAAGTCTCAACATCAAGAGTTGATCCAGAACGGTCGTTGTTCTGCGTTGAAAACCCAGAAAAGAGCGCTAGAATCTTGTCGTCGAGTCGTCGTGCAAGTGCGCGTCCAGCCTCAGCGACTGTCTTGGTTAATGCGTTTGAATGGAAGCGCTCCGCTTCAGCGGTTATCTTCATGTAAACGATAGACTTTGCAAGCGTTGCAGTAATTTCGGTTTCGGTGTACTCATCGCCAGAAGCGTAGTTATGCGAAGCCGATTCAGCAACATCTTGAGCTGTAAGCGTTCCCGCCTTTCGGAAAAGCTTGACGTTTGTTTCAAGCGGTGCGGTTTCAGTGTAAACAAGCGGAGCAACAACAACTGCATCTGCAAGTGCTGGTCCAAGTGCATCAGAAATCACATCTGTGGGATGCGATAGATTGCCAAATTCTGTCTCAAAAGCCATATTATTTCCTTTTTAAATTTCCTTCTCGGAATTAGTTTAAATCTATGAAGTAGTAGTAATGAAGTTGCCCGGGAATAGTGCTTCCAGATCCTTGATCAAAGTCGCGACTACATCGGCTAATTCTGCCACTGCTACAGTATCAGCATCGAACGCACGATCTGTTGCGTCGTTGTCGATGGTAAAAGTCTTTGCTGCTGCGTTTGCAAATTCAACGCCGTCAGCGTTTAAAAAAACGTCTCGTGTCATTTTTATTTATCCTTATCGATTCATCCCCAGAACTTTACGCGCAAGCTCACCTCTTGTTTTAGAGTCGAGCTGCCGACGTTCTGTGGGCGTCATGTTTATGTATTGTTCTGTACTTATTCCTGACTCCGTACCGCCTCCGCGTCGTTCGCCTTGCGGCTTTGCACCACCTCGAAAGTCGCTCTTCACTATGCTTGGAAACTTGGTCGCAAGCTCATCGAGATACTCATCAAGATTCATGTGACGGCTTGGATCTTTTGGTGAACGCCTGATTTCGGAGTTGACATCTTTCACGACGATATCACCATCAACAAAATCAAGATCCCGCTCGATAGGCGACTGAATAAGCTCAAGCGCGTCTGTAGTAAAGCGTGCTGCTGCCTTGCTCTTGGCTCTATCAACGACCCTAAGCTGCTTCAGTTCTCTTTCGAGTTGCTCGGCTTTTGTTCTGGCTTCATCCAGATGCGACTTGTAAGCGCCTTCGATTTCTTGTTTTTTTTCAGAAATCAAGCGATCAATTTCTTCAGGAGATCCGCTTGCCTTTTCTTTCCTCAAGTTCTCGTAGTCCTCAAGAATTGCATGGTATCGCTCTGGATCAATTCCCTTGAAGCGCTCCATTTGCTTTTGGGCGTCGGTATATTGAGCTTCGAAACGCCTTGCGCGTTCTTCGATTGCTGCAACATCAACTTTATTCTCAACTGGCTTTTCCTCGGTTTGTTCACTCATCTTTGAATAACCTCAAGTTTTGTTTTAATGTTTCAACGAATTTTTCTTTCTCATTTTCAGAGATGGCGAAGAATTCGCGTTTATGCTTAATAAACTTGTTCCCTTCTTGAATGCCGCGTGCCTTCGCTGCTTGGCTTGCCGGTACTGAGATAACAACCTGTTTTCCCTTCTTGCTGACCTTATATGTGATGCTATCCAGCATTTTGCCAGTTACATGTAAGTTCACTGGATTGAGCGCCTTGGATCGGTATTGACCGCGCCCGATTTCAACCTTTCCAGTTTCTTTAATCTGTTTCGCGTAGCCACCTTGATATTCAGTAAAATCCCTGCCATTGACGTCTTTCCCCTTGCCAGTCCGTTCAAGCATATCGGCGATGAAATCAGACGCCGCAGCGCTCAAGGCTTTGGTATAGTCGCCTTCAAGTTCTCGCGTGTATTCTTCGAGAAGTGATTTTGGAGTCTCAACCGTGAATCCCATTTTTCCTATCCAAAGTTATGAAAGCCCATGAAAGAAGTTCTATCATTTGCTCCATTGCTATGTATTCAAAACTGCCCGGCGATTCTAAAACTGACATATCAGCGGTATAAAGGTGAAGCAATTCGTGAACAATCACTTGCTCGATATCAAACGGAAGCGGCTGATCGTCGTGATCTATTTCGCTTCGTATGGTAATCACGGCTTGCTTGCTGCTGATATTCGGCTGGCAAAATCCATAGCAATCACGGTAATCATCAGGCAAATCTCGCCGGCGCTTGACCTCGACAAACACTTGCCAGTCTTGCAACCTCAGAATCTTCTGCCATTTGGCAACCAATAATTCAGCGCGTGCACCTTCGCTCATGATGGATATCCCAGCCGCTTGGCTTCTTCTTCCGTTATTGGTCTCCACTGGTGGCGGCAATTCCAGCCACCGCAGTAGGTAAGCACGTCGAGATTTTGCCCGTTGCTCATCTGCTCTATCTCGTCCCGTGTATAAACCCGGCTATTACGTTGAACTGGCACCGCAACTCGTTTCGGTAGCGTTGCCACATCGCCGAGTACGTAATCACAAAATGGGCGCGTTACGCTGTCATTAGGTCCGAAATATCGGTAATAGGTAAGACCAGCCTCATCAGCTTTTCTTGCCGTGACCGCCCGGCTCATTGCCGACGTTGCAGTCTCTATCTCTGTTGCGAGATTGCGGAAAGTTCTCGCCGATAGCGTATCGTAGAAATCATCGATGTTTATCGTTTGACCCGTTATGACCTGCCGAGTTAATTCAGCTTGCAAATCGATTCCAACTTCTCGAATCGTTGCGAATGTTGCCTGCTCGTAGCTATCGAGTAATCCCGTGATCAAAGTCGCATCGACATCAGAATAGGTGACATCAGTATTGAGCCGCGTTCTAAACTCTGTTCGTATTGCCTCAAGCTCCTCCGCAAATAGCTCCTCCAGCCGTTGTGCTACATCTTCGAAATTAGCCTCAACTAGCGCATCTGGCAAGTTGTTTAGCACATTCGCTTGCTCAAGAGCCTCGTCAGTGTCAATCTCTGTAACGATGCGTTGAATGGCTCTGCTGACGTTTTTTTCAATCAATTCAGCAAGCCGTTTGGATGCCTCTTCGAGATTTGCCATTATTCACCTGTAAGCGCTTGCAGTAGCCTGCCTGCTTGAGGCGCTGCAAAATTAGCCTCGTCCACCTCTTCCATCGCCGCCTGAACATCTTCGAGCGGCGCATCTTTAATCATCGCTTTTAAGAATTGCTTTTTAGTGTCAGGCAACTGCCTGAACTCATCCCGGAGCGCTTGAAATAGTGTAAGCGTCTGATTGATATCTTGATCTGTGATGTCATCGTCAAGAGTTAGACGATATTCGCCCCGGTCTTCAACGCCCATGTATAGCGAATAGAAATAAAGCGCATCATTTAACATCACCTCATAATCACCAAGGCGGCTCTTAATGATGGCGATCATGTTGTTCTGCTCTTCGCGTAGCGTGTCAGCCGACTGCACCGCCCTTGAATCGCTTGGCAGTGCTCGAAGCTGGCGCATTGCCTTTCTGAAAATCAAGTCCTGCTGGCGCTGAATACGGCGCTCTAAGGCATCGGGATTTGCTGGATCAATTTGTCCCATCGTCCCGCCTTCAGGCAGTAGAAAGAGCGTGTATGCTGTAAGCGCTGCAACTTGTCCCGCGTCGGTGTTATCGATTCCCGTCGCGTAAAGTCGCTGCCATGCTTGCGCCGCGAGTCCGTTATCAAGAGAAGATTCTAGCTTATGGTGCCGAAGATTCTCTTCGCTGTAATCTTTCACCGATGAATCGCTAAAACGCTTCCAAACCACCGGCAACTCATTGAACCCTGCAACATCGACCGGCTCGCCTTCGAGTTCCCAGTTCTTAGCGCCATGAGAATAATCATCAAGCTCCGCGCTGTAGATAGTGCTGCGAAATCCGGTTTCTGTCAGTTCCAAAACTCGTGTAAACAGCTTTTCTTTTGGCTCATCCATCAAGCTCGTTCGCGGAGGTATAGCGACATATTCATACCGCATCGACAAGAGCTTGCCATTTTCTGTCATACTCCAATCTTTGACCATCATCGGATCAAGGATCGTAAAATATGCACGCGCTCCAAGAGCCTCGGCTTCAGGCTGATTCGCTGGAGCAATAGCAGGCGCATCAATTAAGATGATCGGTCGTCCGTAAAGATAATCCGATTGAAAGATCTCATCTCGGAGAAACCCCTGCAAGCTAGTCCCGGAGCCATCGACGTCATTGACAACATCGCCGAGCATCTCTTCAGCGTCTTCAGTCAAAAAGATGTCTTTGCGAAAATAAAGCCCTTTCCAGATGTCGATAATAGGTCGAATGAAGTTTGTGTAGTTTGTATTCTGAACACGTAACGCCCGAAGCTCTGAACGCTGCCGCACCGCTGACGTCGGAAAGTTGAGCGTCGCATCCTGATTCTCGCGTTGTAGTTCAAGCTGGTGAAAAGGTAAATACTTTGGTGAAGTCATTACCCGGTGTTTACCTTCCCATAAGTCGCGGTAAACTTCCCAATCCGGCTTCTTTTCCTTGTACTCGGGATGTTCGAAAAATTTATACGTTGACGCCATAAGTCTTTTTTCTCGTCTGAAGTGCGTCAAGCACCTCCAATTGATAAATCAAATATTTAGTTGCATCCGAAACGTGCGAAATAGTTTCGCCGCTCGGCTTATGTAACTTTCTTTCCCCGTCCTTCCATCGCATCGACTGCCAAGAGCGCTGAAGCTGCGTACATGATGGATTGCACATCAGCCGCCCTAATTTAAAGAGCCGATTGCAAACATCTACCGATTCCGATTCAGGCGCCACAAGTTTAGTCGCTTGAATCGAAACGTGGTCGTATACCGTTGATAGCTCTTTTCGGATAAAATCGTAGTCCGATAGCTTGACCCGATGATGTGAAGCGTGCCCGCTTCTGTCTCCATAAACTTTAATCTCTGATTTGCGCCAGTCCTTTCTGGGGAACTTCTTGACGAAATCGAAAAGCGCTTCATCAAGCCCCTGTAAGCTTTTACTTGCCTCTTTGGCGATGAGATAAACCATCTCGCCTTCGTGCGGTATGATTTGACCTGCAACCCACGCCATCGGATAGGCGTTGAAATCGAAACTCAAATAAAGCGTGCGGTACGGATCTGGCTCGAATTCCTCTGGCGCAACGTGTCGCGACGGCAAGAAATCATACGCCCCGCCTTCAAATAGCGCACAAAAGACGCCGTAGATGTAAGAGTTTACTAGCGCTTGATTGTGCCCATACTGGCGCATCAATCGCTTGCAATACGTCAAGACATCGCCGCCGTTTACGTGCGGATTGTCGAAAGTCCTTAACTGTATGCGACGGCGTGAAAGTCGCTCATTCACGAAATCGCGTGCGGCTATCTTGTCCCAGCCGATATCTGCGCCGCCTTCTTCAGGCAATCCAAAGAGTTTGGCAAAGTGCGTTATTCCCTGCGGCGCTCCGACGTGTAGCCCCTGCCGAATGACGGCTTGAGAACATCGAGTACGCGCTTGCAAGTTTTGGAACGCGAGCGGCTGCGATTCGCCCGCCTCATCCATCACAAAACTATGATACTCATCGGCTACAATACTCTGAGGCGTTGAAGCGCTAAACATCAAGATTTCTTGATTCGTGCGCTTTAGTTTAATCGACGGCACCGGGGCGCCTTGATTCACCTCGTAGTCGCTGCCTTCAGACCATTCCAGCGCATGAAGCACCTTGCGGAAAGTAGGTATCGCTGCCGTCCTTAGTAGCCTAAAAAGCGGCTCTGTAAACGCCATTTTGGGGCTGCGGCTGTTGAGCATACAGCGGTGAATAGCCCACTGGCACGCGCCGTGCGTTTTACCAGAACCTAGCCCCGCTGAAACCGCAAGTTCCTCATGCGTCTCATCCGCAATGAGTTGTTCAACCCACGGCTCAACATCAAAATTGAGATTCATCGAGTAGCGCTCTTTCGATAGCGTCCGGGTCGTGTTTGTTCTCGCTGCGCTTTACAGTTACGACAATTTCCTTGTCTTGCTGCACCGCCCCTTTATCGCTCCAACCCATTCGAGCCTTCGCCCAAAATATAAGACTTGGAACCGACCCATTCATTGCTTCGTTAAAGAGCTGATTGACCACCTTTGCATTGATTTCAGCCTCGCCCATCTCAAGCTCGGGCTTATAGTATTTCTTCAGGGTATTCACTGACGTGATGCCGAGCATCTCGCAGATGTTTTCATTCGTTACCCCGGCGATGCGTGCGAATTTCACCAGATTTCTATTCTTATCGCTGACTTGGTGCGCTGGTCGCCCTTGTTTTTTTTTGGCTGTCATAAAACTTTAGTCGCCAAACTTCCCCGCTTTAAATCGCTTCTTAAAATCGGGCATCGTCGGCAGTCTCCTCGTCGCATTCGGCTTTATTACATGTTTAAAGAAAGACTCTGCATCTGTTACTACTATCAGTTCAGCATTCGAAATCAGCTCGTTTCGGTTCTGTCTTATAGTCCAATGGCGCTTCTGAGCATATTCTTCAAGTATATGGCTTCGAAAAATCTCTTTCAGCTCGAATCTTTTGTAATCATCCAAAGTTTCAGCGAATCGCTTAAGCTGTCGATAAACCTGCGAATTCATTTCACGGCTCAAGATTATAGGATGGAACTCTACGAGCTGTTCTTTGACCTTAAAATCGACTGTCTTCTGGTGTCCGATGGGCACCTGATAGGTTTTTCCTTCCAGCATTTGCCATCCGGTATAGGATTCAAGCGCCTTGATACAACTCAGCTCCGCTCGGCTTGCTATTGGAGTTCCTCGATAGTAAAGCCCTTTTTTCCCGATGTATGACCTCCGAAAATCGCTGAGCGCATTTGAAAGATTTTCTTCGCTCAAGTTTATTCGCTCCTGCTGGCGGTTCTGTTTGTGCCTCATTGCAACCAAAACGAGTCAATCAGTTCCGCTAGTTTTCGCCATTTGCGGCGGTCGAGATCTGAAGGATGTTTCAAGCCGAGTTCCTCAAAAAGTGTAAGGTAAATTGCCTCTTTACTGCTTAGTTCTGGGTAGGTCTCGGCTATGCGGTTGATCAATGAAATGTCCTGATATCGCTCATCATCAGGATATTGAGCCGCCTGATCTGCAATTTGCTGCAAAAAATCAAGCGCCCCTCGTAAAGTGATCATTTTGGTATGACTTCAAGTGCCTTCATACGGCTATCGAGATAGTCCCACGCTTCTCGGAGTTGCCTTTTAATAGTTCTGGGTGAGCATCCAAAATCAGACGCTATATCTTCGAGCGCATCCGGTGGCGTTTGTAGGTAATACCGTTCAAACGCTTCTCCGGAACGTCGGCACCGCTCTGTATAACTTTTGTATTTCTTTAATTCTGCAAATAGTTTGGCGCTGATTATGCCCCAAATACGGAGCGGATGAGGCTCGCCATGAACTGAGTCGGATATCTCAAAACGACGAAAGCGTGCTGGATTGCTGAAATGCACGTATGCGACAACTTGCCCCAGATGTGTGAACGGATAACTTTCACGCATTTCCCCATTTTCCTTGTATCACAAAATTCACGGGACAACAAATAAAATCACTTTCCCCACAAACGTTGTTTTGTGTACATATACCGCGGCTTATAGTTTTCTGCCCGTTTCTTAGCGCGTAGTATTTGATTATAGAGCTGATCCTCTTTTCCAAAGTGCGCTATTTGTTCACAAAAATCTTTTACATCTTCTCTGAAATACTTGTCCAAGAATTCAGGAGTCATCACGCTTTTGACCCATTCGACGTGAAAGCCGTCTGCGCCTTTATTACCTAAACGCCTTTGAATCGATGGGCGGCAATCGGCAACGGCAAGCAATATTACGGCGAAAATCAAGCGGTTCTCTGGAACTTCCCAGTTGACGAGATCGTCGTCTACGTCATCCATTTGCGGCGGTATAAATCTCAAGGAACTGCTCCGCTGATAAAATTACAACCCAATCGCGATTATTCTTGCGATGCCACACTGTCGGAATGCCTTGCCCTAAAGAATCGAACTGGCTCTGAGAAAGAGCCGCATAAAGATTCAGCTTTTCGGTGCGCTTAACTTCGATATGCACGCCCGGCAATGTCTCACAAATGACGTCAGGCGAATCAGTGCCGCCCGCATACTGTTGACCGCGCCGCGCTTCGTGTCCTCGTTCTTTGAGCCAGTGAACTAGCTCAAGTTCTCCGCGCTTGCCTTTCTGTTTTGAGTTGATCGTCATCTGAATATGATCCCCAGTAAGACGCCTATCCCCATTCCAACAAAATATGCAATCAGTAAACTTATCACTATTATCCCCGCGTTAAGCATCGCTAAACCTCTTTAATGAATCCACAACTCTGAGCGCGTATCCTGCTAGATCGTTCCAGTGATCAACATGACTGCAATCACCGACGATGATTCTGGAAATCTTAGTGCAAATCATTTCGAGCGCTTCTCTTTGCACGTCTGAAAGTTTGTTCCATTCATAAGTGTGGAGCACCTCTTTAAGTTCCTGAGCGACTCGAAACTGCTCTTGGTAGTCGCCATGCGTTTCGTGTCGTTTGCTTAGTAAAGAATCCATTACTTAAAACCTCCTAGTAGTTCTTCAGATTTCATCTATAAACGTGTTGACATCATTCATAGATTTCTTATTTCGCTTATACGAATTTACTGGATACATTTCATCTACTGCGTGCATAGGCAACAGATACCATTGAAAATATCTATTTTGATTCGTCCTGTAATTTTTTACAGTAGTATGTTTGAAAAGAATCCAGTGATCGTTTGCATCCGCTATTTCTCCGTAAACGTATAAACTATCTCGCGACCTCACCGCGACATCGCAGGTTTTTATGAATTTGAATAGTTGACTTTCACTGTCGGCAATAATCTCATCTTGATTGACGTCAATATCTTCAATCGTTGTTTTTTGCTCTATCTTTTTTTCGATTTCAAGAATTTTGTTTTTGTAAATTGTATCATTGCTAAACCACCTGTAATGAGACGCCCTGCCAACTTTAGAAAGACTAACCGCCGCATTAATATCGCCATTAGTTCGGAGATATGATTCCAAAAACTTGTTTTGTTTTTCTGTCGTTTTGCGTTGTCGCGATGTCATCAGATACGTTCCCCATATAGTAAAGAATCCATTGCGTAAAACCTCCTAAAGTAAATTATCGTTTACAAGTAAATCGCCTTGTTGGTTTGGATTGTAGTTCATCCATACAACTTCAGTGCGGCTCGTCTTGTCTTTTGACGACCAACAAACCGCTTTAAATTCGTGTTTAATCCAGTTATCTGGGAAAATGCATTTTTCTTGATTGTAATTGGAAAGAATGAATTTTCCTTTTACTGTTGCAAGTAAATCAATCAATTCTTGAAAGTCTTCTATAGTGTAGCCGTCGTAATGTCCCAAATCTGTACCGGGATAAGGCGGATCAAGATAGAAAAACGTATTCTCATGATCTCGCTGCTCAATTACTTTGAGCGCATCGGTGCATGATATGGATACGTCTCTAAATCGCTCATGTAATGCTTCTAACCTCGCTGTTTGATTCCACCACGTAGCGCCCTGATTTCTCGCCGGAGTTCCTTTGGTACGCGCCCAGCCTCCGTTCATGACAGCTGAAAAACTCTGTTGAATATTTACATAATAAGCCCACGCGAGATCTAGGCTAGTATATGCGACTGAACCTTGCCCATGATCTTTCATGATCTCTTTTGCGCGTCGGTACTCTGCCTCGCTATGAAGCGTCCATACTATACGCTGATACAGTTCTCCAAAATTGTTTTGAAAACATCGGTAAAAGTTTATCAAACGCTCGTCTTTATCGTTGATAATTTCGTGACCATAGTCACTATTTGAAATCTTCGGCTTTCCCTTAGCGAAAAACACCGCACCACCACCGAAGAACGGCTCGACGTACATGAGGTGATGCGGTATCAGCGGCACGATCTTGGATGCCATGCGCTGCTTACCACCATAATATGAGATGATAGGCTTCAAATCTTACTTTTCCTCCGCCTCTATCAGCTTCTCGAAAAATCCCTGATAGTAGTAAGCAAGCTCTTCGTGATCCCAGTCGCCGACGTGCGAACAATATTCGCGCATTGCCTCGACCAATACTTTCAACCGAAACTTCATTTCCTCGACATCCTCGCTCATCTTGGCACCTCCTAAAATGGAATCTCATCATCAGCAAGCGAAACCTCTGGAAGCGGTGACGGCTGCTGGAATGGTGGCAAATCGTACTTTTTCTCCAAATCTTCGTCCGAACAACCGTCACTTTTCCCACCGATGTTCACGAATTGCCAGTTTTCGACAATTATATTGGTATAGGTGCGCTCGTCTTTTTTCGTGTACTCGACCCTGCCAGTGACCCAGACCGGCTTCCCTTTTTTCATCCATTTCAGGAATGAATCAGCTCTATTCCATAGGCTGCAACTGTGCCAATTTGTGCCGCCTTCCTTGCTCGGGATATCGTCAGCGATTGTAAATCGGCAGCCATTCCCGCCGATAGCTTCAGGATCTTTTCCTAGTCGTCCTATTATTGTGATCGAGTTGCTCATTTTTTCCCTCCATACATTTGCGAATCATCAATACGAAATTCTTTTTTCTCTTTCAAAAACCCGTCGAGCTTTATCGACACTACTGACCCGCCGCGCTCTGGTGTGATCGTTAGGCTCTGAATCAGCGGTTTGTTCTTTTCAAGCGCTCTAAGAAGTGCCGGAAAATCAGCAAGCGATAAACTGCTAACGAATGGCAGCGGCTCGCGTGCTTGTACCTTTTCGGCTGCGATTTCTGATCTGACGTCGCTCGGTGTTATCTGCATGTTTACCTCATAAAAACGGCGGGCATTGCTGCCCGCCTACCTCGACCTATCCTATTGCAATCTTGCCTGAGATTGTCAGATAACAAAATCCCAGCGCGAGAAATCCAATGCAGCTCGCACCTGCTAACGCTGCGAAGACCCATTTGTTTAGAATAACTTTATTTTCCATATATAGCCCTTTAAGAATTAAAATTGTTGTTCTGGATTCACCTGTATTTGAAGCGTCGAGCGCTCATCGAACCAACGCTGACCGCGATGATAGCTATCATCTTTATCCGCCGTAGCCTTGCCAGTTACGACGAGTCCGTTTTGACCGCGATAAAATTCGCGAACTCCGTTCGGTGTTGCAACTAGTGCCATGCATCCGCTTACGACAAACGCCGTCAAATTAATGCCAATAAGTGTATATATTAATTTAGCCATTATAGCCTCCATTGTTTGCTAACCTCTAAACCATCGAGCATTTTGATTCACTTCTCAACAAAAAGATTCCCAAATTGTTCGATATTAAAACCTTGTTAAATATTTTTAGACACTTGCGAAAATTGCTTAACCCTGCAACAGGCTATCCGCCTCCGCTGCTGCTGCCTCTTGTGCTTTTTGAGCTTCACTTCTCATCAGCTCATCTTTAAAAATATCACCGGCGAGTTTTTTGATGGCGCGTATTCCAGCATCAAGCGCCGTTTCTGGATTTGCGACCTCCTGACCTTGATCGTTATGGATCATTGGTCTCCAGCCAAAATGATGCGCAAATAATTCAATCCCTTTCTTTTCAAGAATCGCATCTTTTACAATGATATCGATCCTTACTGTGTGTGTTCCATCACCATTATCTATTAGCATCTTAACTTACCTTTAATGTTCCGCCATCATTCCAAAGAGCGCCGGTGACGCCCGGATCGCTCGTTGGTAAATTAGCGAGTATGATTAATCCGTTTGTACCAGTCCCGTCACCAGTACCTGCTTTCAAAGTTACGTTGCCACCGTTGGCGTTGCTGCCACTGGTCGCTGAAGTTCCGTTGATAGTGTAGCCCTCTGGGGCTGCATTGGTTACACCGTTACCAAAATAGACATTGGTTCTTTTAGTGTATGTTCCAGTACCACCACCAACAAATTGATATGCTGCTGTCGCTTTACATTCAGGACCAACTGCCGAAGAGTTGAAAGCATTTACGTTTGCCCTTACGCCCAATGCCATTGCTGGCTGTTCACTTGTACCTAACGCGTATGCACTATGACCAACTGCAACACACTGCCGTCCTGAATACGAATTGTAACCAACAGAGGTGGCATCTCTATTCACTGCTTGTGCCCCTTGTCCAACTGCGGTGCTTGCCGTGGCGCTGTTGCTTTGAACACCTATTGAAGTGCTACCACTGGCACCAGAACCAATCACAACGCTTAGACCACCAGCCGAGACGTTGTAACCAATCGCTATTCCATCTTCTGAAGTGACGCTCGCGCCAGTTCCAATCGCAACATTTCTCTGATTCCCCGTCGCATCTGCTTGGTGTCCAATTGCAACTGAATTGATACTAGTTTTAGCAAGCCTACCGATTGCAACGGAATATTGACCGCTACCATTAAGCCCAGCTGCTTCGCCAACGCTTGTTGCTTGATTTGCTGCAACTGCTGTTGAACCAATTGCTGTCCCTTCTACTCCAGCGTTTGTTTGTCGACCTAACCCTACGCCGTCGGCATCGGCTGTTGCAAAATAACCAATAGTAGTCGACGTGCTGCCAACTGCGTCAGCGTCGTAACCGATTGCGATGCTGTTAGCTCCACTAGTGACAGCTCTTGCACCAATGGCAATGCCTCGTGTCCCCGTGACGGAACTGTTGGCACCGATAGCAACGCCATTTCCCGGTGCTACGGTATAACCACCAATTGCAATCCCAGAAGTTTCGGTGCTCGCGACGCCTGAATTGGCTTGATAGCCTAGGCTAATTCCAAGACGCGCAGTTGCGCTACCATATCCAATCGCCAATGCGTCCTGCGCCGCATTTGCAACGTATCCGACTGCCACTGCTGAACCTGCTGCGGTAGCCTGATTGCCCAATGCGGTTCCATATATTCCGGTTACAGAAGTTGTCTGACCAAAAGCAGTACCTCTATCAACAGCGCTTGCGTTGTATCCTATTGCTGCGCCGTATTGACTTGCTGTGGTGTTTTCACCAATTACAGTCGCATAGTTGCCCGTTACCGTTGCGCCGTGCCCAAATGCTTGCGCTCCAGTGTATCCCTGCCGGTTACCGAATTTCCCGTCTGCCGTTACTGTTGCGCTTGCAACACCAAGGCTGTCTCGCCATTCTGTGAGATTTGCGCTCTGACCACTTATCCCTTGAAAGATTGCAACTCGCTCGCTGCTGTTGTGTGGTTTTACGTGTAGCTTTGCTGCTGGTAAACTAGGATTAAACGGTCCAATACCAACATTATATGCAATCTTCTGAAGAATTAGATGTGCATTAAAGTCGTTGCCATCTCGCCATGCTTCAATCCCTGCTGCCGTTGCCCCCTCAGTAGTGAATTGTAAATCTGCGTTCGTTAGACCGTAAGAAATAATTCTAAACGGGAAACCGATATTGACCTGACCTGTGAACGTACATGAATTAGATGTGATGGTAAATGCACCGTTATTGTAGCTTATGTAATTGTTTGCTACCCCACCTTCCCGAAATAGAATCCTTTTATTCGGCGCATCAATCTCAATGTAGTCGTCACCGCTGCCACTTACATAAAACCGCATATTGCTGTCGAGAAGTTGAAGTATCTTAGTTGCATCATCCCAAGTCAGCTCCGTAACACCATCAAATGCACCGGCGTTATTAAATTGAATTTCGGTGTTAGAACCACCGGCAACCGGCACAACATCGCTCCACGCCGTGTCGTAATCAGTAGCGCTGCTTTTTGTCAGAGCTTGCCCAGTTGTTCCACCGGTCGGAACTCCAACGCCATCGGCTCCATCGGCACCATCAGCGCCGGGCTCGCCTTGAATACCTTGAATACCTTGAACGCCTTGAATCCCTTGCTCGCCTTGTGGACCTTGGACACCGACACTTGCAACCGTTACTTGATTTTTAATTTCGGTAAACTCCAGCGTTGTGTTGGCTTGTTGTATTGATACGGAGTTGTCGGATTTTGTAATTTCAAGAGAAACATTTTCTTCCGTGATCTCTATCTGGTGTGGTGTTTGCGTTACGGTTACGACGTTATCAGTCTTTTGAGAAGTGATTTGATTGTTGTTCTGTGTAATCGTGACTGAATTCATCGAGTGACACCTCTTACGATATCAAATTTTCCTTCTAGAATTCTTGTTTTGACCCCGGCTGGTGACGTAATCACGAGATCATAGTAATGAGTATTAGCGTCGAGCGCTGCTGTCGCTGTTGCTGCTATAACGATAGCGATGGTTCCCGCGACGCCTCCGAGCGTGATCCCTGCGCTTTCTGTCAGTGATATAACTGGCGCTGTATCGAAATCCCTTCGCACCTGTAAGGCTGCGGTGAAATTGGTCAGATCAATAGCTGAACCTGTTGAATCTTTGTAGGTAAGTGTTCTTTGAAATGTCTCGTTTTGATTGCATTTAAAATTGTAAGTTGCTGCGCTGTTTTGTTCTGATGTCATTTTTTTATTCCTTAAAATTGTTTTAAAATACTTTTATCCACTAAATAGACCGGCGGGCGGTTGTACGATAAACTCTTAGGGATGATTCTCTTGAAGGCTGGATCTTGCGTTGAAATCCAGCCGATTGCATAGAAATCAGGCATTGCGTCGAGCATGAGTATGAAATTGCGGTCGCGTTTTGCCTCATCGAGTTTAATAATGAGATTTCTTGTCCTGTCTTTGATTGTTCTAACTTCCCAGCCGCTAAGATCGTCCTCGTTTCGATTGCCAAATCCTTTGGGGAATTTGTCGAGGAATTTCGCCGCTGCAAGTTCACCGAGCGAACCGGATATACTGTCATCCCACTTCGCATCTCTGTTGTAATTCGATGTCCAGCCATGACCGTCTTCCAATGTTTGCATTACGCGGTCGACGCCGTTTCGAGCCGCGTAGCTAATTTCTCTAATTGTTAGTGTTATTTTATGCATTCAAATATCCCTTCCCAATACCAAACGCTTGAAGCTCAGATCCCGGTTCTACGTCCTTAAAAACTTTCGGGTATTTCCTACGGAGTTCAAAGATTTGTTCGAAGATCTGAGTTTTGTCGGTTAAAGGCTTGCCTGACTCCGCTGGCGGGTAATCGCTCTTTAGTGCGGTGTAAACATAGGCACGCGCTCCGCTGTCGAGTTTTTTTAAGTCGTCTCGACGCATACCCCATCTAATCATCGTTGCATGATATTCTTTCTCAAACTTTGAAGGCGGCGCCTTGCGGTCGAATGCAACTCTGTAGTTTTCTTTTTCGATATGGTTTGCGATATCAAATGCAAGGCAGGTGCTTTTAGCGCAGAAATGAGCGGTGGCTTTTTTTAGCACCTCAAAGGAGGCTTCTCGGTAAAGCGCACGAAGGCGGTTGAAATTAAAGGGATCATTTTTTAGCGCTCGATGCCGGTCGAGTAGCCTTGCGAGTAGTTCGTTCTTTTGTTCGCTTTCCATTTGTCAACCCTCCACGAATGCCCGTTACAACTTTCGATGATTGGATGATAATTGTGAACAAAAAAAACGCATGACACGCTTATAATAAACCACCGTTACCAATTTTTTATAGTGATTAGATATCGAACTATGATAGAAAATAATCGTAGTCGTTTGCTAACCGACCACAATATAGCCCGAAGCGTCTCAGAAATGAGGCGCTTTTTTTATGCCCTGAACGATAGCCAGAAAATTGATCTGGCTTCGCCTGCCGCAACAATAACCAATTCGGAATCCATAAGACACTATTCAATAAACGATTCACGACACTAAACGAAGAATAAAACAGGTATTCAACTGAATGGATTCAAGAATGTAATCCATATAAATGAATAACTGTATAGTGACGTCGCTTAGTTTCAATAAGCCGTATAAATTTATTTATGTTTTTTTGGGAAAAGTGAACTAAGCGATTAAAGCCGAGATGGCGATAGCCTGAATCGGCAGGGCAGACAAGGATCTTCTACAGGTAAAAAAAGATGCTGTCAAGTCCAGAAAGTTATTTATTAGAATGACCATTCTAATGGGCGCTGTAAGTGTGTGATATTGTTGAGGCTGCTAGGCACGAAAAAAGCCCCGAAATGGGGCTTACTTTACTTTAGTAAAGCACTGCACCACACTAAAGTGATACTATTTATAGAGTTTATCGTTGAATTTTTCGACCGATGGGATGCGCGAATGCGGTATTTGATCACGCGGTTTAAGCCGAGCTGGTGGCGACTCATATGTGATCTCATAGAAAAGATCCCCACCGTACTCTTTCACCGCGTCATAGAGATCTTTCGTGCATTCAGTCGAATAAATATTGTCGAGAT